GCTTGTCCCGTGTGTGAAAGCACACGGGGATACCGAGTACGAAAGCCCCCTCTAGCAAGGTTAAGCTACTTGGAGCCAGTAAGGCGCCGCATAGCCTGGTCTCAGACCAAGCGACAGCAGTGTCTGAAACCTCCAATGCTAGAAGACTCTTGTTAGAGGCTCGTACACCATCCCAATCGGAGTACCAAGAGGAGGGACCCTATTGTATAAGGCATTACTATGCTTTATTTCACATAGACCTTTCTCTTGTTATAGGCGCCCAAGCCGAGGCGGAACACTCGTTGTATAGAGTGATTAAATCGCTTTATTTCACGACAACCGTCTCGACAAGGGCCCTTGACAGCCTTTAAGGGTGGAGTAGTATATTTATAAACGGTTTTCAGAGACCATTTTGGTTAATGATCACGGAAAACCACTCTAGCAAAAGAGCTGCGTTTTCCAGTTTATAAATACCTCTTTCCACCCCCCAGGGATCTGCTCAAGGTTTGCCTAAGCTCCGAAGGGGTGTATAGGTGTACGAGGAATTCTAAACAAGAATTTCTCGTACCCGCGAGAGACTTCCTGTCCTCGCAGATGGCCGCACACCGGGTTGGTAGCCCGGCCAGTGACCGCATCTGACTGGGGTCGCAGGGACCGTGAGAGAGAGGCGAAGCTGTAAGCATCCTACAAGTTACGTGGTAAGCGCAACCATAAGAACGCTCACTGCTACGGAACAGCTAGGGTAGCCCAGTTACCTAACGAGCGGATCTAAGGATCCCTCGGCTCAACAGGCGGTAGTCTAATCACTGGTCCGGATGGTATCCGGATTGGTAATTTGACTCTCCGTACTTCGAGAGTAGGTTGCGCCTCCTCCTGCGGTACCGCGTCACCCCCTTCAATTGCAGGGGCCCATATGTTCTTCTCAACCATGTCTCGACAAACGTCGAGGATGGCTTTGACTAACATAGAGTCTGCAAGTGACAAGGAGTGGGCGGCACGCATGGAGAAGACTCCCTTGCTAACGAAGTACTTAGAGATTCCTACGTTTAAGTAGGATTCCTCTAACACTTGTTGGCCTTCATCGAAGCCCGCAATGGCCTGAAACTCGCGAGTGGAGTGGCGGGTAATACCCACCGCTCTACCAAATGTCTTGTTCAAGACTTTGGCGCTCTCAAGGATCATTCCATTGAGGACTAAGATTAAGGGAGAATTCTTCCCTAGTGCCCTTCGGTAGGACTGGACATCCAAGCCTGGGCATTTCTTAAAGAGCATACCGTTCAGCTTACCGCTGATCCGATATGCATCCTTTTGGAAATGCCTAAAGTCTCGTTCGATGAGTCTTTTCGCAGCCTCGACCCTGATCAGCCTCATCAGCTGATTAAGATCGAGCCCTTCTACGGATAACCGCAGAAGGTGCTGTGAAAGAGGGATACCGAAGAACTCCTCCACTCGCATTGCGAGCAGAGAATGTTCACCCGTATCCTTGGCTTGCGCCAACGAATCGAACACCATATATAACTTAATGACTCGCACGCTTTGAGCGGGCTTGCCAAAAAGTTTATATATGGCTGAGACTAGTTCCGGGTGCCTTCCTATCTCTAGGTCCCAACCATGGTCACGTTGCGTGGATAAGTAATTGTGTAGAAGTGAATAACGCTTCCACACAGAACTGATCCCAGCAACACTAAATCCTGTAACCTCCAGCCCTTTATGGAACCATCTTTTAGCGAATTCAAATGTGTCATTTGACACATGAGTCTTCTGCTCAGAGATGGGCATATCGAGCTGTGTTAACAGGATCCGGTACTGCTGTGCAACTGCTGCATTGGCGATGACAATGTCATCTCCTAGTAAAGAGTAACTTGTGAAGTGCGGAAAACCCGCCCTTAACGCTGCTACTCTTACTATTAGATGATGAGTCAAAGCCATTGCTGGCCATGATGAGTAAGCTCCCATTGGTTGCCCACAGTTATATTTAACTGAGGGGTTTCCTTTGGAAGTATACTCATACCCAGTTAGGATGTGAGCCCAGGCCACAGCTCTCTCCTTACCAACAATCCTCTCGATTACCCTTAGCTGCAGAGCTATGGGCATTCGATCGGTAGCGTTGGATAAGTCAAGAGAGTGGAAAGGACTGAGAGGTAAGATCCGAGTGAAGCTCCCTTGGTTAAAGGTACAATCCGGACCTATCTTCCTAAGCATCTGGTTTAACACCTTATGCAAAGGTCGAAGGCCCGTTTGAGACCAGTAATCAAGAATAGCAATTACTCGAGTCTTTCCCTCTTTATCACTGAAGTAAGACAGCTTACGGAAAGAGGAAGTCTTAGGTGGGAATAAAGTGGCCCACACACTTGCCAAGCTCAGGTCACCGAAACGGCTAGCTTTCAAGGCATCTATCTTCTCGCCCAGGCTACCACCCGCGAGCAATCGAATATTATCGATCAGCTCCAAAGGTAGTAGTGTGAGTTCGGAGACGGATGTCAAGATCGCTTGTCCTAACGGTCCTGACTTGGTAGACATGTGGAACCTACTGAATTCCACCTTAGTTGGCCGGATCCCCAATTGGCGGGCAGCATGGTTGAACTCCTTTTCCGTTATGGAATCGGAGCCCTTCCATGGTGCCACAATTGGTGTTATGTCCAAAACAGCATCAAGGTGTATTCCTCTTAGAGACACTAATAGTGTCAATAGGAGTTTTATCCCTTGATGTGTGGACATCAGCACTTTCAGATCGGATAGCCAAACTGGCCATCCGTCTTTGAGTGCGACCTGATCAACCGCAGTTAGCGGATGTCCTGTGAGGTAGCGGGTCACAGCCAAGCGTGTCGTTTTGACATACTTGACAGTGAACGCTAAACCACGTTCATCAACTAGCTGTAAGACTCTCTTAAAGTAAGCCTCTACCAGTGGTCGATGTGCAGACATTTGCTCAGACAGAAAGAATGTTAAGATTAAAGTGGTTAACTCCACTATTTGTCGCAACATTCTATTCTGGTTTGTAGCAATATGTTTGTATATTGGTACCTGACCTGTGGTCTCCTCACCTCCTTACGGTGTAGGGGGCTAGCCTTCCGAAGGATGAGGTTGCGACATCTCTGGATCTTGGAGACGTCGAGGCCAGTTATCGTTTTGCCTTTCAAAGGTGATAAGCCTTAGGTTTAACGGTGATCGGCCCGGCATAACCTCCAGACCCAGAGCATTGCTCAAATACCTTCATCTTTCGATCCAAGGCTAGTGCGGTTACCAGCCGCCTTCGCCCCTTCACTAGGGTGGGATAAGTGAGCGTTGCAACAAACAACGTAATAGCTCCTTAGTAGGAGTCTACCCCGTCGTTTCTAGGAAATCCTAGTACGCCTTGGTAGGCGCAACCGTTTGAGGGTGCAAGAGCTGTAGAGTCAGATAGGGGGTCTAGCCAAAAGGTTGGTCCTCTTGACTGTTCTGCACACTTCACTTTCGATTCGTGTTGGATCCTATCTTAGCTGAGCTCTCACCTAAAATTCCTGGAGGTCGGAAGGGTATGCCACTCGAGAGCCTCTTTGGAGGCCCTCGGGTGTCA